CTTCCGTTACAAGCATGGATCCCAGTATTTCCAGTGACCATAACTTGAGTGTCAAATGGAACTGAACTAAAGGTTCCTTGAGATCCTAACTCAGTGTTAAGCTTCTGCCATATAAAAGGAAGTATTTCGTTACCAGTATATGCAAGTTCCCAAGTTGATCTTTCAAAATACACAATAAGTCTATCTTTTATAAATTCTGCACTAACAATTTGTTCATCCGTAGCAGCATCTATGAATCCACCACCGTCTGCATTAACTACACCAGTTGCAAATGGATTATAAGTTTGATTTTGTTCAAGCCATGCATTGGTAGCAAATGGACTTCCATTATGTGAATATCTACATCTTGCTGGAAATGCTGTATTTGTTGAAGTTGCATATGTAGCTGGCGTAACTCCAGCCATAGCGGTTGCTCCGTTAGCGTTATTTTCAATGGTATTCAGCAAGATTAAACGATTTTTAAATGGGAGTATTATTCTACATTGCTGAACATAGTTTGCTATAATTTGATTATTACCAGTAGTTGTGCGTGTTACTGTAATTGGTTGTAAGTTTGCTGGATTTTGAACCACATCAGGTGAATAACTGAAAGGTGTCCATGCGTTTACACCATTTGCCTGACTAAATGTCCAAATAGGATCATCTGTAAGAGCTCCTAATCCTGTACCTTGAGGAGCTGGTACGTTTACTAAGTAATCATTCGTTACAAATAGGGTTTCACTTGAGCTTGTTATGCCTGTCCAATTGGTTGCCCAAAAATAGTTATTATTTGCTCCGTGAAATAATGGTCGTGCTGGTACACCAGCGTCTACTGATCTGGACCAGCCATTTGTATAAACATAAGCAAATTCTTGATCAAAAGCATAACTTGGATGATTATTAATTGCTCCAATTTCATATTGGGTTAATCCCATAACTGGCAATGCGGGATACCAATAAATTGGAGTTGCTCCTGCTAAACCTGTACCTGCTATGGTAAATGCACCGTTTGTTGTGCTAAATGTCATATTACCCGCTGATGGCAAATTGGTTGCTATATCGGCACCTAAAGTTGGTTGCAATACGCCTGCTGTTATAACTGTAAATACCTGGCTGCCTGCTGAGAACATAGAACCTATAGGAAATATTAAGCCTGGCACGGGACTAATGGGAGCACCGACTGTTCCAACCTGAACTCTTAACCTTGTTAATAATTGATTCCCTTCACCCATCCATATAGAGCCAAAACGTTTTCTAACACGGCCCCTAAATACATAACAATTTTGCAATAAAGTAAAAGCATCATCTGCTATCAAAAATGGCTTTAGATCTCTTTCTAGACCTGTATTTATTGGACCAACAAGAAATCTATCAAATGCCATATTAGTATCCTATTACGCAATAATATACATTGGCAGCTACATAAGTATTTATAGCTACTCCTCTATTTATGACAGTTATTGCTACAGTGCTTAATGCAGAAATCTGAGATGAATAATTTGCTCCTCCTGAATTTCCATTTCCAAGCCAAGCAGCAAAAAATCTTGTAAATGGCACAGTATTATCAAAATTGTCCATTCCACCCGCTGCTAGATTTGGTACAGCCACTAATCCCCATTTCATAATTAGACCTGAGGGCAAATAGGTCCATCCTTTAAGGCCATTTACCGGAGCAACAGCAGTACTTAAAATTGACTTTGTAAATGGTATCTGAACAGGACCAGCTTGATTATTTTTGTTTACAAATAACTCATTAACACCTGCTACAGCAGAAGAATAGAAGGCATTACTATTAGCAAACACTGAGCCTGCTGGCGGATTATTACCAGCGTTTAAAAATAAATAGTTAAAACCTGCACCTGGGGCAGTATTTATTCCTGAACTATTATTTATTCCTGGAATACCACCTATAGCACCTAAGATCTGAAAATTCCCGTTAATATCACCTTGTGATCTAGATAATTGATCGGGAGCTAACGGAATATTATTTTGATAAGGCATTTACTCTCCTATTGGTAACCTGATCCATAACCCCATGTCCAACCACCACCTAAACCATTGTTTTCAGTGTAAATAGTAGCCGTTCTGGTATTTGTATATTGAACTATAGTTCTACGCAAACATAATCTTTCTTGTACTTTAAATTCAGGCATAATTAAATTAACTGAATCTAGATCCATTTTATCCTGCAGAACCTTAATGGCTGCTCCATAAGCAATGTATTGCCAGTATTCATCAAGATTTGGTACATCACCTGCTAATATTAATTGGGTTGGTCTTACAAAAACTTCAAAGTTAACTGCATAAGTCTGATCCGGAACTGGTCTCACTGTAAATTGATTATTATGAAACATTAGAGATTGAGGTAATGCATATTGTTGTGGAACTGTCTGACTATTAATTGGAGTTCCTGCCAAAGTATTCATTGAGAAATTAATAGTAAATACACCAGTTAAATAATTTATATTATTGTTTGGATCAACTACCGTTGGAGGATTAACTAATGCTGTTCTATAAGCCAATGAGTTTGGATCATAAAGATTACCTATATTAAGTTTAAATCCTGTTCCTCCATCAACTACCGGTACATCTACTAGAGCCATACCTTCTGCTTCACCTGTACCTGGTGTACCTATACCTGAAAACAAAACATTACTTTGTAATAAGCCTATATTCTGCATGGTTCCAGGTGGCACTATAGATTGTTGAGTATTTATTACTCCTATGAAAGGACCAGCGGTACCATTTCCTGTTACACCTATAGAAGAAATACTATTAATTATGGGATATATGCCAAAGAATTGTTGTCTATCTTGTGTATATAACGCAGGGAAACCAGCAATATATACTGGCTCATGTACAGTTAAATACAAGTTTTGAAAGTTATATAAAATATTGTTGGTCGCCCCTGCGAAGGACAAAATGTTAGTGTCGTAAACATCTTGACCTGGGTTAGTGTAAAAGGAGAACGGTTTCAGTAAGTTAAAAGTTCTTAATTGCTCTGGAAAATCATAAAGAATGAATGTATTTATATAGTTATCTAAATCTGCTTGAGATAATTGAGCAGTGCTTGGTAGTCGTGTAAGTAACCTAACCTTTTTTTCTATATCCGCTAAGGTTGCTGGCATTCTATCTCCTAATCTTTTTTATATTCCTAGTTATACTAAGAGGAATGTTCGAAATCAATAGAAGGAATAAAATGAAAAGAAGAAGAATAAATAGTGGTGCTAATTCTGTATTTCGAAAAAAAAAGACAACCGCTGCCGGTTCATATCAAATACCAATATGTGGACATTGCAAACTCAATATACTTACCAAAAAATTCACATCTAGATATAAGGGAGATTTAGCTATCTGTAGATGCAATTATCCAAAAATTAGATAGGAGAAGTTTAATGGAACTTTCAAAAGCAATTCAAATGTATAATGAACTTTTGGATTATTATTTTAGTGGAACACTCTTGGATCAAGATTCTAGAGATCGCCTATCTCAGAAAATAACTTTACTTAAAGGTTATATTGATACTATGAACCTAAGCAATATAGCTGATTATGTATTAGATATTTCAACAGGAATAGAAGATATTACAGGTAATCTAACTTTAATTGAAGACAATATAAATAAAATACAGACCGAAATGGATTAATTTTAAAGATAAATTCCTAATAAGGTAAAACGTTATTTACAGCACCAGTAATCTGACCATTAATCTCTGCAAAAGGAACACTTTGTGAATATTGCGAAGTTAATGGATATGCCACAGGAAAAGAAAAAGTATCATACATTGTAGTATCTATAGCTATTGTAAACTGAGTAGGACTAACGACTGTTATTGGTGCAAACTGTTGATTAATTTGACCCATTCCATATCCAGGAGCAATATCTATTCTAATTATTAAACCATCTATGTATTGGTGATTTCCCGGATTAACACCATCGAGTGTGGTGGTAACCAATGCCGGGTTGGCATTGGTTATACTTAGTATTCCACACATTTTTGGTTGATAAGTAGGAAATGGTTGGGCTACGATCATACTGATCTTCCTGGATAATATACAGCAGTATTAACTCTTTCACCGGAAATATCTCTTATATCATCATAATCACTAAATTCCATACTTTGGAAACTCATTCTAGGTATCTTCTTTGTAACCTGTTGAAGATCTTGTCCTTCAGTTCTTCTATAAGAATATTCAGGATACCAGCAATTATCTGTTAAATGTTTTGCTACTCCTAATGGAATAGTATGAACTTCTCCATCTGTCATTTTGTACCATTCCATTGGATCGGCAGCATATTTCTTAAATGGAAATTGGATCATGCCGCCTGGGCATTCATGAAAATGATATTTTCCTCTAACAAGAGTACGATCCTTTATTCTCATTTTCTCTATTTCTTCAGGAGTTAGTTTTTTACCTGTTGATTGCTTAGG